GTGAACGTAAAGAGGCCAATCGATGGGTGCTTTGTGACCGTGCCCTGGCTGCGATGGAACCCTGCTCGTGGACCCCAGCGGTCAGGCTGGTTGCTTATGAGTTCGGGGTTCGCTCTAATGCCAGAAATCGTCAGCGGAAAGTTTACTGCGCGGGCCAGTTTTAAGAACGTGGCCCTCGATGCACCGGACCACACTGGAATTAAGAGCAAGACAGTGGCATTGAGCCATGTCGCAGCAGCTTTCTCAATGTGTTTAGATAGCAGAATGTCTAGTCTGCGCTTGTAGGTATCCGTGTTGACTTGAATACCTTTGAACCTGCATGTTACTTTCATGGTCAAACGAGCTATCGCCTTCGACGCCCTCTCCTGCTAGGTGGAGGTTTAGGAGCGGGCGGGGCCTGCGAATGTGTACTCGCATCATGCCCGCCTGCTTCTTCATATGATAGACGTTGATCGAAGGCCAATATCTTGGCTTGTGTCCAGGTATCACACTCGTCCCAAGTTTCCTTTACGCCTGGGGGCCTTATGCCCACTGTCTTACAGGCGTGCCAGATAGCAAAGTCTACACTTGGATATCTGGGCCAGAGGATTCTTTTGGTGCCGCCTGACCACGAAGAAAAACCTGTCGGGCCGCTTCCAACTTGTCTTCATCCAGGGCGTTTGCCTGCATGACTGCTTGCCCGATTCGGTTGACTTCAACACTTGAGAAACCTGCTTCCTTGAGTTCCTTATTATAGTTGAGCCAAGTGCTTGGGTCTTCCAGATCAACAGTTGCCCACTCGATGTTGCTGGGGATCAAAGAGTACAGCACCATGAACGCCATGCGCCGAACGCTGTGCTCAATGAGTTGCGCCTTATACCCAGAGTCGTTGTAATTTGGTTCCTTCGCGCCACCTGCCATCAATTTAACAGGGGCCTTTGGTTCGGGACACAGCTTGTCAAACAACTCCGTGTCCAGCACTGCCTGTGCGATGATTACGATATCTTCCTGACCTTCGCGTGGTAGAACTAAAGTGACCTTGTTTGGTCCTTTGATTTCGCGCCCACCAATCTTCATTGTACTTTCCTTTCAAAGAGAAGAAAAACTGGGGGCGTTGCCGCCCCCAGTCGTTTCAATTGTGATTACTCACGTTCCAGAGTCGGCAACACTGTGTTGCATCGACCTGTAGCAACCACCGTAGCGGCGCTCAGATCGGCTTCCAGCGTGTCGTACCGGAAATCCGGCAGCGTTGTGATTTCGGATTCCTCCGAACCGCAAGGCGGATCGTGCTCGACTTCAATGTCCACGGCGTAGGGTTCGCAGGCGTCAGCCGAACTCGAAACCCATTCGCTTGCCCCGCCAATGCCGTTAAGGGCGTCGTAGGGCGTGATGACTAGATCGGTTCCTGTGGTGATGAACTCATACACCATATCGAGAGTTACGTCCAAGGGTACTTGATCGCCTTCTCGAACAGTGTCTAAGTCTCCTCGATCCAACAGGTATTCAAATTCACGATTGACCGTCCAAGTCAGGTTGCCGTCGCCAACTTTGATCTCGATTTCGCAAGATGTAAAGGTGATAACAGCCGTATCCACTACACCAGCCGCCAAAGCGGGGGTGAATGTAATGGAGGTTGTGGGACTCATCGAAGCTGGGGAGCGAGCGGTTACAACGTGGCGGGGCAAGCCCGTTTCGCCAGCAATTGTAAAGCCTGCCCCGATTGGGACGAGATCAGTGTCAGTCGTGTTTAGAACGAGGGTGTTGACGCTTAGCGTGGTATCCCCCGCCATAATCGACATATCGTTGACCGCACCTGTCCCAGCTAAGCCATCTTTGATTCGGATGATGGCATCCCGTAATTCAATACGAGCCATTAGGATTTACCTCATGGGGGGTTAAGTTTGTGTTAGGCTTACTCGCGTACCACTGATGGCAGAACGGTGTTGCACCGTCCAGTTGCCACGACAGTAGCAGCGCTAAGGTCTGCCTCCAAGGTATCATATCGGAAGTCCGTCAGTGTGGTGATCTCAGATTCCTCTGAGCCGCAAGGCGGATCATGCTCGACTTCAAGATCAACAGCATAGGGTTCGCACGCATCATCTGAGCTAGAAACCCATTCCTCAGCGCCTCCAATGCCGTTGAGAGCATCGTAAGGGGTGATCGTTTCCGAGGTTCCGGTGGTAATGAATTCATACACCATGTCGAGGGTCACATCCAGCGGTACTTGGTCGCCTTCTCGGACGGTATCCAAGTCTCCTCGATCTAACAGGTATTCAAATTCTCGATTGACTGTCCATGTCAGGTTGCCATCGCCAATCTTTACTTCGATTTGCTGCGGGAGAAAGGTCAAGCTATTTCCGTCCTGCACACCTGATCCATTGGTTGTCGTTGTAATCGCACCAGCCGACCCACCACCTGTGAGCAATGCACCATCGATAGTAGTCAGACCGTGGTTCTGCCCATCAACCGAGTTGCCGCTGAATGTCAGAACGACAGGCGTGGTTACTAAGTCACCACCGGTTACAGCGATATCCCCGGCAGAGAAGCCAGGAACAGCAGCGATTCCGGCAGCGGTGTCAATAGCAGCTTCAATCGTTGCCGCAGTCGCATCGAATGCGATGTTCGCCGTTGTGAAAGGTGACAATCCGAGGAGAGAAATGGTCAGTGTAAAGGTCCCACCACTAACTGTGGGCACGTAAATCGCAATCGACTGGACTTCATCAACTTCCGCAGCCAGGGCTGGGGTGAATTGAATATTAGTCGTTGGACTCATCGAAGCCGGTGTGCGGGCCGTTACGGTATGCACCGGTGTGCCCGTTTCAGTGGAGATTGTAAAGCGAGCACCCACTGGCACCAACTCTGTGTCTTCGGTGTTCAATGCCACCGTGTCAATATCCACATCGGTAACACCTGCCCCGACACCGGCGTCATCGATGGCTGCTGTACCACTCAAGCCATCTTTAATTCGGATGATGGCATCCCGTAATTCAATACGAGCCATTAGGTTTTACCTCATGGGTTTAGGTTATAGGAAAATTTCCAACTTGTAACCAGCATCGACGCTAAATTGCCGAAGTCGGTCTTGGCGAGTTATCTCGCCAAAGTGGAACACTTTGACTCCATCGCGAGTCATACTCAAGCATGCTATCTGACTCCCATCGTCGCCCACCAGATTGCCCAGTTGGTAGACAGGAATAGATTGACTAGCTGCTTCGGCCATGACACCTGCGATATCGATGCCATCGTAAACATTATCATCTGTGTCATCCATGTGGGAGAAGATCAGTATGTTTACATCCACATCCATGAGGTAGTAGTTGGCGCTTGCGTTGCGCACGAAAGGGCCATTCATTCTGATTTCTATTCGCTGTGGCGACTCCATGAACTCTGTAGTTCGCTCCTCTAACTCCTCAACTAACGAAACATAGTTGTGAGCATTCGCAGCAGCCTTGAAATGTTTGGCAATGGACGCCTGTATCCATTTAGGCCAACTAGGATTGAACGCCATTAGTTGACCTCCCTATCATTTGACTGTGTGAGGGAGAGTGCATTATCAGCGTCTAGTAATACTGAGTGCGGTGAAACGCCTTCCAATTCCGAACCCAGGATTTCCCAGAGCGAGTTGAACTCTGTGTTTACAATGTTTTTAATCTCGTATTGCTTGCCATCATAGACGATGAAATCGTCCATCTTGATTTGGTAGCCCGGTGGTAAGTCTCTTGGATCAATAAGAAACTGGCGAGCACCGAGATCGTAAAACCCACCATACACGAAAGCCTTATTGGCCGAGATGATCGAGATAGTCTGCGTTTGTTCGCGCGACAGCTTCACAGGGAGGATGACGGCACGTTGAACTCGTATCCTCGATCTTCCCGGCCAAGTTTTGATTCCGGTATCTAAGTCTGTTTGAGGTTGCCCCACCCGGTAGAGCCAGATGGGTCCGCCATACAATCGCTTTAGCTTATAGATTGTAAGTTGGATGCGTCTATTGATATGGCGGTTGATTGGCATATTACTGCTCCAAGAACATTTTCTTGACGACCGTGGCGATTGTTCCAACGAGCGTGGTAAAAAGCGTCCAGATAACTGCATTGTGCAGCTTCATTGATCTCTTTACCCGGTCCAGGTCCATTACTAAACCTTCACGGCTGTCTCTGCCCATGAGGCAGGTCTTGATCTCCATAATGTCTTTTTGCACGCCCTCTAAAATTGTTCCCTGGCGTGCTTGTTCCAATTGAAGATCAAGTATTGTCGGATTGTTTTTGTCACAAGACATACTTAACCCCTTCTTCGATTACCGGCGAGGTAGATCGAGAGCGTCCAAGATTGCATTTTCCAGAGCTAAGTTTGCGTCTACGTGGCCAGCTTCGCGAGCCAGCCGACGCAGAGTGTCCTGATCTGGGAGCAACCAGTTAGTGTTGTGGTCAGAAGCAGCTTCAAAGTCGCTGGGTGTTTCACCCTGCGCTGGGATGGTCCCAGTGATGGCGCTGCAAGCGAATAGAGCAGCAAGAGCCGCCCGGTCGCTTTGGCCGTTGGTCGTGGTACTTTCGTCACCAGCGGTTCCGCCGCCAGTCAACCCTGTGCCGTCGATCACAACTTCACCGTGATTCTGAGCCGCAACCGAGTCACCACTGTAGGTGAGAACTAGCGGGGTTGTGCTCAGTGGGCCACCCGTGACTGCAATGTCACCGGCCACAAAGCCAACAACGCTCGCAGCATCAGCGGCGTCGTCAATGGCCGTCTCGATGGTTGCAGCAACAGCATCAAAGGCAATGGGGTCTGTCGTGAATGCTTCACCGCTTTTCAGGGTGAACGCCAAGGTAAAATCTCCACCACTGACGGTGGCGACGTGGATGGCGATGGATTGTACTTCATCAGCCTCTCCGAAGGCGGCTGGGTAGTCCCGGTCGCGAAGTGCTTTCAGTTTGTCAATTTGGCGAGTCGCGACTTTATCACCAGAGACTTTGAGCGCATCATCGTCATTCAGTCCAGTGTCAATAGTCTTCGCGTCACTCAAAAGATCGGAATAGATTCCCATTATGGTTTCCCTCTTTGGGTGTGGTGTTTTGGGGATTAGCCGCTAAGCCGGGCCTCCCTGAGACACCCGCCCTGTCCTGCTGGCGGGTATGTTAGGGAAGCCCGGTCGTTAGACCGGACTTCGTATGAGAATTAGCCCAGGAACAGGGTGGCCAGGGCGTCGTCGAGGACGGCGATACCTGCCAACAGGTCGAGAACGACCTTCGTGCCTTGAGCATCAATGTCATACTGCATCACCGCTCGCATGGCGATGTTGTTGTGAACAGCGACGAACGAGCGAGCCGTGTCGTCGGGACGAGCCAGCGGGCGAGTGACCAAGGCCACTGCATTCCGCTCGAACGCCACGTTGAAGTCACCAGCCGGGCCGGGGAACGCCTTGTCGTTATTCGCGACGGAGGCATCCAACGGACGGTCCAGAAGAACCGTGGAGCTAGTCGAAGTCGTGCTGATGACTTCGATCACCGTGTAGGTGTGACGGGTGCCGAGCGACTGACCGAAGGCCAGCAATTGCCCGACCACGAGGTTCTTAGCGGCGGTGTGACCGTCGATAACGATTTCCTTCGTGTAACCAGCGGCGTAGGTTCCATCCACGTCGGCTGCCTTGTAGACCGTGATGACAGCGGTGTTAGCCACGTCATACTTGGTCGCTTCGTTCAGCGTGATCGCTGTCGTGTCCGTAGCGTTGTCCGTCGCAGCGGTCGCCCAAGTCGGCTGATCGTTACCAGCCAGATTGACGAATTCGCCGTCGATGACCACGTAGCCAGTCACGTCAGCCGCAGTCAGCGAGCCAGTCGAACCAGCCGCGATAGCAGCGGTAGCTGCACCGAGGGCCACGTCACGACCATTGGCCGAGCCTGCGAGAATACCGTTCACGTTCTGATCCATGAACGTGTCGAAGCCCAAGATTCGGCCCAAGCGGGCTTCCTCAAGAGCCACCCCACCATCACCGCGCTTCTCAGCGCTGATGAACAAGTCTGTCTGCAACAGGGCCGTTTCCGAACCCGGTGCCAGAACCAACCGACGACCACTCGTGGTGGCGAGGTTGCGGTTCATCTTCTCGCGAACTTCAAGGACGTAGTCCTTGGCGTTGCTCGAAGTCAGACCATCGAGACGACCAACTCGGTCGTTTGGATCACCGAGCAATGCGTGAGCCAAGCGGCCCAAGATTGCGCGATCGATACCGTTGCCCATCGCCTTCATGGCGGGGACAAGGTGAACCTGAATCAAGTCCTGCATGGACTTGGAGCGTTCGCCATCCTTGATAACGAAGCCAGCGTAGAAGTGCTGGTTCAGTGGAACCTGCACGTTCGTCACAACGGCATCGTTGTAAGTGATGGTGTCCGCATCTGTCTTGCGTCGGACCTTCATGTCCGACGGTTTACGTGTGTTGACCACATCGCCGAAGTTTCGGATTTCATTCTCGAAATCGCGATGAACCAACATGCCCATCACCATGTTCTCTTCGAGAACAGCGATGGATTCGCGCGCCCACAGTTCCGGGATCAGCGCATCGTTGTTGTTGGCGTAAGACGCCAAAAAGTTGACATACAACATAGTTGTAGTATTCTCCAATTAGGAGTTAGGGGAATGCCCTTGCGGGCGACAATGTGATGACCCCAGAATGTATGGGGGATTAACGCCGACCTTTCAAGCCCAAAGCTGCTGGGTTCTCTTTGCGAAGCTTGAACCACTGCTCGTCAGTTAGACGGCTGTGATCGACGGTCCCGTCCCCGGTGATTGCGCCACCGGTAGCGGAGATAGAGCCGATTCCTTCTCGCACATTACTGCGGAAGAAATTGCCCCATTGCTCAGGGTTCTTTTTCATGTATTCTACAGCTTCGTCAGGCGTCATTTGAAGCTGTTCGGATACACCAGAACTCTCATTTTTGACTACCATCTCGACCATTGGTACGAGTTGGCCAGTCGGTTTGCCTGAGTGGTCCAGCTTATCGGTGAGTTTCGTTTGTCCCCGAAGCTGAACAATAACTTGCTGCGGATTGAAAGCTTCATGCTTAATCGCTGCCGCTTGAAGGGCCTGCACGATGGTCGATTCCGTGTAGCGTGCTTCCCATGTGGTTTTTTCTTTCTTGAGAACTTCAACTTCCTTTTGAAACTTCTCCTCGGCCTCTTTCTTTTCAAAGGCCAATTGCTGTTCCTTTGTGCGATGCTGCTTTCGCAGGTCGTCCAATTGCTGTTCGAGTCGGTCCCGATCTTCTTGCGACAAGCCTTGATTCTTCAACAATTCCTGATAGCTGCCTTCCAAACTCTGATACTTCTCAGTGTGTTTGCGGCGGTCATCTGCCAAGAACTTGTTGACTTCCTCTTGCGTGAACACTCGCCCATTCTTGTTGGCATTAGCATTTGCATTCGCGTTGGCGGCTGCCGCTGCGGCTGAATCTGCATCACCATTGTCGTTCGTGTCTTCGCCTTCGTAAGAAGCCAGGAAATTTACCCAATACGTCGTCATTCCAACCTCCAATCGGAGTAAAGCCCCGCGCTGACAGTTTATCCTGGGCGCGGCGGGTCGTCGCTACAGGATTTGGGTTACATACCCGAATTAGTTTGTTAGCTGGTAATCACTCCACTGCTCACGAGCCGGGCTTCAAGTTCCGCGATTCGTGTTCGCATATTGTCGATGATGTCGTCAGATGTAGCATCACCAGTATTTAACACTCCTGCGTCAGCCGCCGTAAGCACAGCCAATTCAACCTGAGTGCTGTTGTGAGCCACCAACGCCACTGCGGTGTTGGTTTCAATAAATCCAACCGTGCCTTCCTCGACACTGTTGAACATGATTTCGGTCCCAGTCGGAGCAGGAGCACTGTCGTTAATCAAAATCCCGACACGGTGCGTGTCTCCGTTGATAGTATTCCCGAAAATCTTTGTCTTGTCAGCGACTTCGGTGCCACCGGTGCCAGTGCTGAACACCACAATGGCGTTGAAATTGCCATTGTTCGCGATGTTAAACAGATAATTGTGCTGTACCAATGTTCGCTTTGCACCACGGACCACGATCCCTGATCGTCCGGTGCCATTTATGTTATTCCCACTGATAACATTGTCGAAGTTGGTTGCTCCATCTCCGTGCCAATTAACAGAAATACCAACATTGATGTTATTCGAGATGTTGTTATTAGAGATCGTATTGGCCTGGGATATTCCATCCACACTAATCGAAGCCGTTTCGTCTCCTACATCAGTGATTGCATCACTGAGAGTGTTGCCAGTAACCAAATTGCCCCGGCATGCACCTTGTAATCCAGTGGAGTTCAAAGCAATTTGTGAGTGGATACAACCAGTAACCGTGTTTCCAAACACAACATTGTATTGGGAAGCAGCACTGATATAAATCGCGTGCCGTTGAACCCCTTCAAAGGTGTTCTGTGCAATGATCGAGCGAGAAGCATCACCGAACAAGATGCCATATCCATGACTGTCTGATTCGTCCATGATATTCACAAAGTCATTGGCGTATATGAACCAGCGATTACCGCTGTCGTTCTTGATTCCGATATTCAATGTATCGAATCGACAGTTGCGGATAACCACGTTATCATAACCCAACGCTGTGAAGATACCTGCTTGTATCGTCGAGCCATCGACTGCGGCCCCTTCAAATCCGAATTCAAAGATTCGGATAAAGTCTGCCTCAATCAACATTATATGGAATGTTGCATCGTCGGCAACAATCTTCGCTCCACTCCCGTGAATCACTGTATTCTCAACATCAACGATCAGAGAGTCAGTAATCAGATAATCACCTGCTGGAAAAAATACAAGTCCACCCGCATCAAGAGCGGCCTGAATTGCAGCAGTATCATCAGTTACACCGTCACCGACGGCTCCAAAAACTTTGACACCCCCTTGTGATGTGTCTAAGACATAATCCTGGGTGGCTGCGATCTCAGCAAAAATTTGATCGAAGTCCTGATATGTGACTTCCTCACTGTTATCAGTCTGTTCGCGGGTTGCTGACAAACCATCCCAAACTGCATTTGGAAATCTTGAACGGGCGATCCCCATAGTCGTATCTCCGGGTATTAACTTACTCGCGAGATGCGAATGTGGTCGCCGTCTCGTAGAAAAGGTTTGATGTACTTCCATGCGGTAGCTGATGGGACTCCGTTGATAATGTGCTCCAACGGTTCCTGGCGGCGAGCAAAGCTGCTCCGCACAGAGCCAATGCCGTGATCCTGTATGGCTAGGTTCTCCAATTCAAGGTCGGGGTCAACTCCGTCTAGCAGAGCGTAGGCGATTTCGTAGCAGGCCCAGAGAATCTGGGTGGGGACTTCTGTGTCTGCCCCTCG